CAATAGGTTTATAGTCCGGCCAGAATTTCTTAGCCACAAGGCTGTACATCATGGCTGGAATATTTGTTTCCAATTCTTCACCACGAAATTTATATTTGCTGGACTTGTAGTCCACAATTTTTACGCACTTTTGTCTCTTGTAGAGAATGATCTTATCAATGAACCCGTGGATAGTATAACTGGGCTCATCCTTTTTAATCATGAATGCTTTTTCTGGGGATTCTACTTTTCCTCCTTTCCCAAAAAAATCAGCAGATAGACCCACACGTATCATTGCGTCACATAAGTCGTAGTTTTCCTGATTGAAGGCTTTATTCGCGTTAAGCTGTTTGACTACGAGTCTATTGACTGCTGGGCTATCAGCAATAGATTTTCCACTGGTGATTTTAGTGAAATGAAGTTTGTGTTTTTTCTTGAGTAGAAGTTCAAAAATCAAATGACATACCGTCCCTCTTATTGAGCCATCGTTTGGAGTGTCTGGAAGTTTTACGTGGTACTTCAGCCAAAACACCCAGCTACAGGTTTGCAATGTCTTGATGCGGGAGGCAGATATATACTCTAGATTTTTTTTACTCATGCCAACTTGATACCTCTTGTCTGGTCATTTCTCCAAAGTCTTTTTTTGTTGGAAGTTTTACTTCTACTCTATTGTCTGAGTAATACCTGAGAAGAACCCTACGCATTTTGTTTGCAGCCTTGTTGCCAGCATTATTGGCACCCGAGTCGTTGTTTAATGCTATAATAATTCTTTCTGGCTCGTACTTGAGAAAGAAATTTATTAGCCCCATCCCAAGTGATAACCCGAAAGTTACGGCCACGTTTTTAACATCAGCTTCCCATAGAGAGAGCATGTCACCAATGCTTTCAACGAGAATTATTTCTTTCGATTTTTTAATAATCTCATTGTTGATTTTAAAAGGGTACTTCCAGTAACTCTTATTTCCTATGTGTTTCCATTTGGGCCTAACGGAATGCTCATGATTGAGAAGGTCTCTCCCAGAGAAGCCCACCAAGTCATCTTTGCCATCAAAAATAGGGAAAACATATCTATCTGCCATTTGTCCTTTCGTGGCAACGCCACCGCCAAATAATATGAGGGTTTCTTTAGTTATCCCCCTCTCAATCCAATAGTCATGCTTAGGAATTAGTCTAGAAAGCCAATCTTTAGGGTACTTTTTAGGTCCTTGTTTAACCTTTCGTCTCTCTTTCGCGTGTGTTCGTTGGTAATCATGTTTTTTTAGAAGGTAATCGTTAGCAGCATCTTCAGACTTTAAATTTAGAGTCATTTGAATCAGCCTTTCGAAGCTCCCCCCTACGTTTTCCTTGAAATCATACCATTGGCCGGAGTCCTTTCTTATGCTTAGAACAGTTGGGCTATTTGAGTCCCTGTAAAGAGGCTTGGTTCTATAGTATTGTCCATAGTCCTTTAGGACATACCCCATTTCACACAAAATATCGTATACATTCTTCATACGTTTACGTTGGTGTCGTTCGTGTTTGGAGCTTCGTCTATCCCATAAATTTCCATCGCTCTGTCTACTACCTGACGTAGGCTATCCTTCTCTGTTATGCGGAATTTGTCAATTTCGTAATTTATATAGAACCTGCATGGCCCCAAGTTTCCATCGGGAGGATACGGCCTATCAAGAAAAGGCTGATGTCCATAAGCCATTCTGCCTTGGTTCCTTGTCTTCACCGGGATGAGCTTGTGTGTGCCAAAATCTGGCCCATCAAGAGCATAATCGGCGTCTGATTTTTGCTTAAGAAGAGCAATGAAATCAACATACCAAGATAACCTATCAGAAGTCGAGATGGCAGTAGCATCTTCTACTCCGTCACCCTCTCCAGAGCGATTCATCTGCATGGCTGTCAAAATTGGACACTTTAACTCATTCGCAAATTGTTTTAACTTATCAACCTTTTCACCTATTGCTTGGTATTCGGCCCAGTTCTGTGAGACTCTTTCCCCTGATAGTTTTATGTAGTCTAAACCAATGATACATTGCTTTCCTCTGCCAACTCTCGAAAGGTGCCATCTGCGGGTAATAGAAATGAGTTCGTCAATAGACCTGTTGCCTACGTACATATGTTCGTAGTTGTAGTTTTTAACCTTGGGCCAGAGTTCTCTAAGTTTTTCTAGCGAATCTTTATTCTTTCTCCAATTGCCAGTTTGGATTTCCCAAGTTGGAACCCCCGATAAAGCAGAAGCCATGCGATCTTGTACCATATCATAGCTCATCTCCGTATCAAGCATAAGTGCTGGAACGTCATGCATGAGAGACGTGTAAAATAATAAATAATTAAGAAAGCTGCTCTTACCCTGCCCCGGCCTCGCTACAATAGCATAAATTCTTTCGTTTTCTAGTCCTCCAAAGTAGTTATTCCATTCTTTGAATGGTGTCTTGAGTCCAATTTCTTCGACTGGGTTATTTCCCTTTTCTTCGATTTTGTCCTCCATGCCCTCAAACAAATTCTTGGGTCGATCATCTGTATCTAAAGCACAAATATCCCTGTTTAGAATGTTGTCTACTTTGCTAGTGTACTCATCGTATTTTGTACCACCACTTGATTTTATATACTCAATTGTTTTTTCGCACTTTTCTATATCGTTTCGCCTAACCCTCATTTCCAACAGTGCCTGAGCGGACTGAAGGGTCGCCGTTTCACTGATAGAATTAAAGGTGAGATTGTCAACGTAATCATATATATTGTCATGGTAGTCATCGAACTTAATTCCAAGGCTTTCTATCTTGTGAGCCAAGATAACCTTGTCTAAATGTTCGTCGTTCTGCCTACAACTTCTTATGACACAATAAAGTAAATAATTAATCTCCTGACAGAAATCCGTTTCTTTAATAAGTAAATCTACCTCAGAAAAAATTTGATCATGTTCCATGACCCCACGAAGAAGATTTCTCTCTACCTCTGGAGAACTGGTAATCGATTGGGTCTCGTTATGAATGCGTGACTGCATGAACGATGCTATCAGGGGCGAACTTGTGAAGTCAAGACTTCCTAAAATTTATATTTTCGTTCTGACTTGAAGAAAATTTCAAACAAATCCTTGGGAATTTCAAGCCCCCCGATTATTGTATATATCACAAGTCCGGGTTTGGCACTGTTGTATATTCCACGGTGAACAGTAGACCCGTCTTTGAGTAACCGACTAAGCTGCTCAAAGCCGTGTTCAATGCTTTCTTGTGATATGTTGTCTAGGCTTTCCTTGTCACCCACGAGGACACACGAAGCTATCTCCCCGGTAGAGATGTCAACACCCGCCAAGATGTTGCGTCTAAGATTTACCCTGATGGCCTTGCTAATTTCGTCCTCGGCAACCATGTCGGTCTTGAGTTGAACAGCACCAAAAGCAATCACGCCTGAGGACAGAATTGTCTCAAGGTCTTCTTTATCGAATGATGTATATGCGCTGTCTTGGGCAGACACCCTATTAAAAAGATGGAGAAGGGAAACTATGCTAGAGTTTGCGGTCTCCCAGAATTTACTAATTGATAAACCGGGGTAAATCTGTTTGATTCTCTCGTTATCGCAAAGCATTAATGGAGACATGTGTCCAGCTTCCATCTTCTCGACAACCTTGCTAACTGTTCTTTTGGCGTTCTCTTGGACCTTCTCCCCTTCTGCTCTTGTGGGAAGAGCGAGAATGGCTCCGATCTTAGCGTCACTCATTGTTCTCTCTACGCCAAGTGACTCGCAAAGGTCATGGAGTATATCAATCATCACGGCAGTTCCTCCTGCCCCTGTACCACCGCCAGCACCAGCGGTTATGATCGCCCTATCAAAACCACCGGGTAGAGTTTTTCTTAAAAAGTCTAGAATATCCTCATAGTTATCTCGAAATATCTTTTCTGCTCTTTCAGGATTCTTCCCAGCACCGTCCCCACCAACAAGTAATTTGTTTTCGTCTGGGACTTGGATATTTACCAAGTCTTGCTCGGCGGTATTTATAACTACTACTCTCCTGTACCCCAAACTCCAAAATGTTTCAGCGATTCTGGAGCCACCTTGACCAATGCCTATGATAGCAAAACGATAAGCCCCCTTGAATGTATCCTCTATAACTTTACGCTCTGATTCTTCAGGGGGTAGGGGAATATCGGGCAAATCTATGCCTAAATCTTCAATTGGAGTTTCAATGAAACTAGACTCCTCTGCGTTCTGTGGTAAATCTTGTTCTTCCATGCCTTTTTCCTCTGGACTTGGGAGCTTTGACGCTCCCCTCATGTATTCTTTATAATCCATGTCTCTTTACACCTTATCTTAGGCGAATTCCAAATTTGTCATAAAAAAAACCTTCCGAAAGTTCTTCTATTTCATCATGATTAATTTCAATAAGAGAGTAACTGTTTTTTTCAAGCCACTTCCTTTTATTATAGTCTCTTTGTATGCTATAGAAGTAATTTAGTCTATTTTTATGAAAGAATCTATTGTATTTTTCGTGCTGCTGTCCCTGAACTTCAACGGCTATCTTTTTTGTGGCGTTCAAAATATCTACTGACATCCTCGTGCCGTACACTGGGAACTCTTCGTAACAAATATGCCTCAACCAAAATTTCTTCAGAAATTGTTTTGTTCTAAATTGGATTTTAGACCTGCTTTTGCCATCCCAGTCTATCAGTTTTGAATTAACGTTCTTGTATACAAGTTTTCCATTTGTGTTATACAGCCTCATTTGTGTCAAACCCCAGAAAAGGCATCTCTGAATCTAACGTATGCATAGTTCCTGAATCTGTCATTCTCCTCAAGATATTCAAAAAGAGCATTTTGCCCCTGAAATTTGTCTGGTATCTCTATGCCGTTTTCTTCGCACGCTTCAACAACCTCCTCGGAGACCTTAATCCAAGCACCACTTTGGTTAACCCACCCACTTTTAATCATAGCGTCAGCGATTTCTTTCGAGACCCATATAGTTCCGCTTCCGTTGGTGCCATACCTAACGGGGTACTGAATAGGAACATCATACTTTT